TGTTTTGCTTAGTAAACGTCAAAGACATCTGTGCTTGGTCAGTACCATTCTCTTGATAGTGTGCAAGGCCAAAGTTAGTCACTTGCAAGTTAGGGTCTATCGTATAAGTACCATCTGATTGTCTTTTAACGCCTAATGCTTCACGTGTAGTCTCATCCAAGTAGTTTAGCTTAGCAGACGGTATTATTCCTAACAATGAACCTGGTTGGCCTTTGAGTTGCTCTAAGAAGTTTTCGTCAAACTGCTTAGCTACACCACCAGAGAATGAATAACCTTTGACTAAATGCGTGTAGTTCTTTAGTTTGTTCTGACCTAAGTAGTTAGCTACTGCATCTACCACTGCTGGGTTGCCTTTCTTGAACTCTGCTTGTAGTTCTTGTGGAGTGTATTTGGTATAAACCGAAGTTTGACCACCAGACATTTGAGTTGTTGCAATGGCTCTAGATTTTGTAACATTCAATTTATTCCAATCTACAGCCTTATCTTTTTCAACAGCATTTGCAAACCTGTCAATCACTGCTTTGCTGTCCATCATCATAGCGTAACTAGTTTGCAAACCTATGCTGGCATTCTCCAACGTGTTTATTGTGAACTCACCAGTGTTGAACTTCTCTACAAAGTTTTGCCAGTTTACAATACTACCTTTATACATAGGGTTTTTGTTGCCATCTTGAAACCCATTCTGTTTCATAACCTGACTAAACACGCTATAGTCTACTCTACCTGACAAGTTTGAAGCCTGACGCAATGCATCTACAATCATTGGCATAGCTTCACCATAACGCCTGTCACCTGTCATAGACTTGATAGCGTTACCTAGTACTGGGTTTTGCCTAAAGAAGTCGTTGTATTGTTGTTTGTATACATCAGAGTGTTCTTTAGCTGCTTGTGCAATGTTAGGCATCGTAACAGGTATTACAGCAGTACCACCAAAGTAAGGTGCTTCTGGTATGTTTTTTAGACTGTATTCGTAATTTATTTCTTGCTTTCTATTGCTATGACGCAGCATTTCTATCTGGTCTTGACGTGCTACTAGCTTACCATCTTTTTGAGAGAACGCATACCTGTCAATGACACTTCTTTCTAATGTCCTTTCCAATCTCTGCTTAGCCAGGTTAGTCAAATCGCCTTCCATGTAAGCTTGTTTGACTTTCTCTGAGTTCTCTGTCAAAGTCTGGTTTAGTTCTTCATACGCCTTTCTTGTGTTGTCACCTACAATGCCGTCATCTTTGACACCCAGTGCTTTTTGCGCTCTTCTAATTTGTGCAGGGTTATTAGAGTCCAACATGGTCTTGATAGCAGACAGCGAATCTTTGCTCTGCTTGAATGAACCTTCAGCGTCTTTCAACATCAAATCCCTAAAGGATTGTTCTTGTTCTGGTGCTAAGTTGCCTACTTCATACGCAGCCTGTATGCCTAGATGCGCTTGTATCTTAGGCGAAGAGATGTAACTACGCCATGCAGACTGTACTTCTTCTTCACTAACTTTCTTTTCAGTACCTACCCAGTAGTAGTAGTTACCTACTTTTTTCATTCCTACAGTTTGGTCTGCTGCACTACCCCAACCTTCTGCAAACTTGCTAAACTCTGTGATGACATCTAGTTCTTTGACCATGTCAGGTGCAGCTACAGTTTTACGCTTGCCTGTCAGTGGGTCAAAGCCTGAACCTTGCTCTGCTGCTTTCTGCACTGCTCTTTGATAGACAAACTTATATGCAGGGTCAGTATTGCCTTTGGTGAACTCTTCCACTTCCTGCATGGCTTTCTGATAGTCTTGGTAGAACCCTTGCACTGCACCAAAGACACCTGTTGGTTTCCACATCTCGCTAAGCACACCTTTAGCTTGCCGTATACCACGCATAGCATCTGACACCTTACCAGTAGAGTAAGCGTTAGATACTCCTTCTACCAGGCTGCTGACTTCTTTCAGACCAGCTTCTACCAATGGTTTATCTGCTGACACGTATTGAGGCATCATACCTTTCATAGTGTCATACGTATCTTTCTCCTGTTGCATACCTTGCATCTGAGCATACATCTGCTCAAAAGGTAGTTGCAACTTAGGTATCTCAAATGTAACAGGTGTTAGCCTTGTTCCTAATGCAATTCCCATGTGTTATAGTTTTAAGGATGCTAGCCAGCCTCCCTTGCTTTTAGTCTCTTTAGTCTCTGTAGGTTTTTTGACTGCTTCTGCCATTCGCTTATTTAGTTCTTTCAAGTAAGCATCTTGTTCTTCATCGCTAGATGTTGTAAATGCAATCAAGTCATCTTCAGATAACATGCCCATTTGTCTTGCTTTATCAAATATGGATTTAACATCTTGCATGGCAAAGTTCTTAGTCTTCAACGTAGATGCAAGCAGTTGTTGTTGTGCAACACTAGCCCTAGCATTGGTAATCTCTTGACCTGCCTGACCAGTAGCACTCAACATGTCGTTAGCAAAAGATTGCAGTTGCGCTTTAGAGGCAGTAGTCAGGTTGCGTGACATCTCCCTGGCTCTGACTTGTTCTGCACCTAAGCCTTGCAAACCTGCTGCCCTAGCTTGTCTGTATTGGTTTTCTTGCTGCTGGCCACTAAGCATAGCTTCTTGTGTCCTACCCATTATCTCACTCTGCGTGTTTTGCAATAGAGCTTGACGTACAGCTTCATTCTGTATGCCAGCTACAGAAGCCCTACCTCTAGCACCTTCTTGCTGCAACCTTTGCTGTATAGGTGTAATGTCAAATCGCATCTCTTCCAATTCACGTCTAGACTGAGACTCGTAAGGATTCATAATAGGGCTGTACCTATCATAACCTGATGAAGCCATTAGACCTTTACCTAATAGTTCTGCTGACTTACCTAATATCATAGGAGACAACATATCAGACAAGAACTTAGAACGCTGTGTGTCTTTGCTAGTCTGTGCTGTGACTACTGCATTCTGACGTAGTGAAGCCATTGCATTCTGTCCTGCTGTAGCTAGACTGTTTTGAAAACTGTTGTCTAGATTGTATTGTGGGAATGCGCTTGGTAAAGTAGCTAACGGTTTACTGAGGTTGCCATCAGATATTGTTCTGTTTATCTTTGTAAGGTCAGTTGCAGTAGCAGGTTGTGTAGTAGATGTTGCCGCTACAGAAGTGTTAGTTACTGGCCTTGCAACAGGTCTTACGCTGCTTACAGGTCTTGCTGGTTGTTGTACAGCCATAGTTGGCATTGCAACAACATTGTTTGGTGCCATAATCCCTACTGTCTGTGCAAGTGACATTGGCTGAACCATTGGCTGCTGGTATGGATTTGTGAATGCAGGGTTTACCGTGTTTGTACCTTGTATAATCCAACCACCACCTTGCAACTTACCACCATACTCTTTTAACAACCTTCTATTTTCTTGCATCGTGTCAATAGCAGCTTCCTTAGCACGTACAACTTCTTGCATACGGATAAGTTCTTCTATCTCAGCTAAGAAAGAACGTTTAGACAAAGGGTTCAAGTCTCTGTCTTTGTACTTGTCGCTTATCTTCTTAGAAGCTTGTGCAAATGTCTTACCACTATATTTAGTAGAGATGTGTTTCTTTTTCATACCAATAGTTTATCGCTGAATATGTATGTGCCTCCTTTGCGCAAGTACCTGGTTTCACCACCTTCTACTTCTGCTACAGCTTTTTTAGCAGGCGTACCTTTTGCACTTACCATGATGCCACCAGTACTGTGTTTGCGTCCTTTGTAGAATGTCAAATCATCTGCACCTTGCAGTGTGCCACCAAATTCCATCTTAGCTTTAATCTTGCGTTCTTGTTCTAACATCTGCTTGGTAGGTTTCTTACCAGAACCTTTGTTAGCCCTGATGTTATCCCATAGACCACGTTGAGAATAAGAACCATCTTTACGCTTTATGAGTCCACCCTTAGCCATCATAGGCGTAGAGGAATACATCTTGTTAAATGAACTCCTTGCTGCTTGTTGCGCACTGACAGCTTGCAGGATAGGTGCAGCTACAGATGCAATTGCACCAGGTATAGCACCTACGCCAGGTATAGCACTTGCAATGCCACCTACAGCAGATATAGTATTAGCTAAGTTAGATAGCTGACCACCGTTTTGATAACGTTTAGTAAACTTACCACCCTTACCATATTTCTTCAAGTATTTCAATGGGGGAGGTCCCACAACCATTCTAGTTTTCATGTCGTTTAGTTTTATTTAGTTTGCAGTAGAGGTAGGCTACCACCCATTTCCCACTTACCAAGTCTTTTATGCCAGTATAATGGTGAAAACTTGTCGTTAGCTTTGCTGGAGTTCTTACCTCCCATTCTATTCCAGAAGTTCTTCCTGCGTTTCTCACTACCATGCTGGCTAAAGTCTTTCATCTTGCTGTCACCACCATGCACTACTTTGTACTGGTCTCCTTTCTTAGCAAGCACCATCCATTTCTTACCTGGTCTAGAAGATTGTTTCTTTTGTCCAACCTTGCTGAAACCCATGTTTTTATATCGGTTAGGTATTGCCATGATTAACGATTTTTAGCCATCTTACGAAATGTTTTTGCAAGGTTGTATCTGCGACTTCCTGAGGGACAACTTGAACTACCAAACTTAGCACCAGTACACACTCCCTCAGTGCCTCTACGTTTAATGCTAGCAGTGGCTTTTTGAATCCAACCTCCTTTCTTATATTTCAACATCTTGTCGTTCATAGTATTTAGTTTTACTTTGTCACAATTAAATATTTATGGTTACGTTTAGTTAATATATAACATTACCTATTCTGTGGTAAGTTAGTGTATTCTGTGATATAAAGCAACATCTTATGTTTAGCAGCTTTAAACATTAGACGCAATTCAATGAATTTGTCTCTAAACATAACCTGTTCGTGTTGTGGTTTGTCGTAATCTACATTCACAGGTACCACATCTTGATAGCCTTGTTCGCCATTGTAATAAGTCTGCCTGTCTGTCCAATTGGTTGACAACACACCATCTGCTATACTCATATCCCTAAGTCCACCAATGCGGTAATTCCTGTCTGCTTGCACCACTGTCTTAACCCTCTCATTCCAAGTGATGATTTCAGTAGGGTCATTGGTTAACAACAGATTCACCATGCCAGTGCTTTGTTTCCTGGTATATGCAAAGGCTTTGTCAAAGGTCTTGTTTAACACATCAGACCATCTGTTGTTTTCCCATTTCATCACAGGTGCATAATAGTGTACGCTATGCCATTGCATAGTCTGTGCGCCATTGTACACCAGACCTACTTGAAAATCGTATTCCTTACCATAAAAAGTGCAAAAGGTATGTCTGTCATCATGTGCATACAGTCCATTTTCAATAGAAGAGTAAAACACACGATTCAGATAAAACATGTAACCTGGTTGATAAGCATGAAAGCTAACCCACGCTTTAGCTACCATAGAGTAAGACACTGTAAACGAATTGACTTCTTTACCTGTCACATGCCTTCTATGTACCAACACCCTCTCATAGTAAGGGTCATAACTCAGTTGCACATAAGCTCTGTCCTGCATCACAGGTTGGTCTGCAAAGAAGTTGTACATGCCATTCCTAGATAGTTCTGTCACTTGTCCTGCATAGCCAAACACTTTACCTGCATCTTCATCATACCAGAACAAACCACTAGGTGTGACTACACTAGCTAACCTGCCTTGCTGACCACCATAACCACTAGCATCAGTAGCAATCTCTTGCGCTGGCACACCTAAGAATTGCGGATTGCCTAAGTACAAGCTAGCACCACTCATCTCTATGCGCTGTGGGTCAGGTTGCAACAAGAACACACCTCTGACCATCCTGGTGACTAACATACCACCTGTGTAATCAAAAGCTGTGATAGCACCCCTGTGCGCTGGTGTGTCTTGGTAATTCAAAGGTGCATAGTAACGCCATGCATCTGACTGTTGTTCTTGTGAGTTGACATCAGAAAAGATAATCCTGTTTGGATAATGACCTCTGCAATCAGAACAATAATTAAAACTAATAGGTAGTGGATATGATATGCGCTGGTCTGCAATCACACCAATGTCTTTCAACACATCGTACCTGGGTTCATGCACACTCTCTCTTAACACATAAGATTCATTGCCGCCATCAAAGACTACATCTGCTATCATCCTAGCTGCGTAATTGCGTATTACTTCTTCTTGACCCCACGGAAACACTGTAGTAGTGGCTGTAGGTACTCCTTTACCATCGTAGTAATAAACATTATCAATAGTGCTAAAATCATAATTGCTTTCTACGGGTAAGTTCTGTATGAGTTCGTATTCGTAGTTTATCTGTTTGGTACCAGACAATTCAATGAATGACACGTTGAACACGTTGACATTGCTAATTTGTTTTTCTCCAGCATATAGGATGTTAGACACACCTGTCAATGGAGAAGAGTTCATAAACCTATACCGTATAGCTTGCACACTTTGAAAGACAGCACCAAAGCGTTTAGCATACGTATACCGCATATTGGTAGTATTGCTAAAGAACTTGGTAGGCAGCCTGTCTAACTCTATCAGATTCATACCATGATTCAAAGACCTGTTAGAAAAGCCTTGGTACTCAGATGTCCTATAGGGTACGTAGTAGGATTCTAAGATAGGCAACACTTCATGGTAGGCTTCAAACGTATCTCCAAACACATGCCCTTTGCCATAGTGTTGTAAGTCTTTGTCATCTTCAAAGAACTTATCTTTCTTAGTTCGTATGTCTCTATAGTTGATAGTTTTTAGTTCACCGTTGACTTTGAAGTAAGAGGCTTTGACTGCTTTCTTGTCTACCAGGCTGTTAGAACTAATAAAGTTCTGTTTAGCACTGTTGTAGAACTTGTTGAACTGGTCTTTGCTGTTTGGTAGATAATGTATGAACCTACCCCTGTGATTAGCAGGGAAGCCTTGCAATTGTTCATTGTTGTATGGCAGCAAATAACCACTACCTCTAACTGTCTCAGCAGAAGAAGTTACAAAAAAGTGACCTACCACATCTGATGTAGGGTAGCTGATGTTTGAAAACTGTATACCTATATATCTCTTTTTAGTGCCATTCAATAGTCTTTCTTTCTCTCTGCTAGGTATCTTGTGATAGCGCACAGGTTTACCTTTTAGACTAACATTGTTTGCATCAACACCCCAGTAATCTGTACCACAAAAGTTCACAGGGTCAGCATACAATTCATCACTCTGCCAATATCCTAGTTGTTTAGTAGAAGTTATGCTGGTATCTTCCACCATCCATCTAGGTACAGTGTCTTTGTTGTCAGGTAATACTTCTATGCGCTGTGGTGTAACTGTGTAAGATTCTACTAACGTGCTGTATTTGATACCACCCACAGAGAAAGTAAGTGTGATATTGAATGATTTTTCTCCGTATTTTTTATCAGGGTCAGGTATTTGCAATATTGCAGTAGTTGGATTTTCTCTATGCGTATAAGTGAGTCCATCTGGAGTGACTACTGTCCACAACACGTTGTCTAATAGATTGCCAGTAGAAGATATAGTGAATTGCAAATACCAAGACTTTCTGTTTCTTTCACCTCTATACCAGGTGTACACATCGTAGTCTATCTCTACGCCTTTGACATCTGATTTCACAGGACTCTCTACGCTAATCAAATCAGTGTCTAACACATTCCTACCTGGTATATGAAACACTGGACTCAGTGAACCATTCTTCATCAAGTAGACTATGCCATACGCTTTGACCTCATCCCCTTGTTCCGTGAATAGAGCATCTTCGCTTTCTTGTATAGCATAGTTCGTCTTAATCTTAGAAGCCGATTTCTGAAACTGACTGTAATCATAAGTTTTCTCGCTTAAATTACCTCTTAACAATCTACCATGCACAGACTCCATGAACCTGGACGTATCATAAAACACACCTGTAGACAACAAACTTTTAAAGTCTTTAGGTACTAACCCTCTGCCAGTATACACCCATCTGACATAAGAACCTCTGACAGGTATGACATCCTCGTATTCGTAAGCATCCACTGTCACGCCATTGTTAGATGTATAATGCAATGCACTTACCCTGACATAACTACCTACAACGTCATAAATATCTAACTGTATGGCTTGACCTTCTTCTACCACTCTTATAGGTTGAGATGGTATAGTCTTTATAAGAGGGGTCAAATTGTTATCCAACACTTCTACCACAAACAGATAAGTGCCTTTATTCAATTCACCTCCTGCCACATTCTCTCCAGTAACAGTAGGGTATGTTGTGTTTGGCACCAATCTGAAATCATCTACTCCTACAAACAAGCCACTGTCAAGATTGTAAAACCTGTCTTCATGATAACCATCATTCCAGTATACAGACCTTTCACAACCATTGACTATTTTGTACTTACCTTGTATAGGATACTGACGTTGAAAATCCAATTCAGCAAGTTCTATCAAAGTAGTTAGGCTTTCAGACTTCTGGTCATACAATACAATGTAGCCTGGTTCACAAAACAAGATAGCTTGTTCTCCATCCATTGTAATGCTACCCACCAGTTTGCCAGGCAAATCACTTACTTTCCTGTTAGCAGGTTCAGTAGACAGCGCAAACTCATTAGGTTCTTTGACAGCATTGATAGCCATCCTGTAAGTACCTTCAGGCTGTGCTTCTGGATTAGCGTCTAACCATAGTCCTTTAAATGCCATATCAGTTTCGTTTCCAGTTCATAAATTTATTTCTGCGCATCACAAAAGCATTGTGTTTGCCTACGTTGATAGCAGACAACAGATACCTACCCTTAAACGATTCCAAATGCGCTCTGCTTTTGACGTGCATAGAGTCTGCTATCTGAAATGCGTTTTGTTCATGTGCGTAAATCTTATCTTCCCAATACCTAGATTGCACAAAGTAAGAAAGACCCATCATCAAATCTGGGTCATCAGGTATCATCAGCTCTCCATCTTCTTCTACTAACGTCTTGTATATCACTGACACTTCACCATCAGGATAGTCAATAGTCAGACAGGTCATGGTGTGGTCTATGGAGAATCCGGTTTCACACTTGTTGCAGTACAGCGTTTCTTCTACTAACACATGCCTGTTTTGACCTAAGTACTTCAATGGTTTAGCTTGTTGATAAAATGGACTAGAGAAATACACTTCTTGCGCAATGATTAACCTGTAATCGCCATAATCTCTAGTGATAGCTTTAGGCACATCTACACCAGGTGAAGTATGTCTTACGTCAATGATGCGCAACACATTGTCAGGTAGACGTACCTTGTGATTGGTTACAGGTATCGTTGCAATATGCAATGCTTCTGCAATAGGCAACTGATAAGTCCTGTAAATAAGATAAGCCCATGATAATATTTGAGCCTTGTCTACTTGTTGCCGTATGCTATCTGGCAGATAGTTCATCACAGCTTCCATAGGTACGTATTTTACCATCTCTGTACTTTGCTTAACGAGTTAACAAACATGTTATCTGAGTAAGGGTCTTTATACCACTTAAACACACTGTACGGGTCATCTTTGACTAATCTAAACAAACGCATGAAAGTAGGTCTTGCAAATTCCAATCTCAAAATGCGCTTGTTTCTTATGGTGCAACCATACCCTTTCTTTGCTTTGAACCAGAACAACGTAGGCACATAAGCTGTGTTGTCTCTACCTTTGATGCGTTCTGTTTTCAATCTGCGTATCACACCTAATCTGATACCACCCATACCCATAGGTAGGATGAGTTCTTCTCCTGTCATAAGGTGTTGCAGTATCTCTTCAAAATATACAGATAGAACTTCTTTCCATTTTTCGTAAGTGAGTTGGTAAGGGTGTTCTATCACCTGACTCTTGTTGATTCTAGGGTGTTGCGTTCTATACACTGGATACGAGTAAGTCTGATAGAAATGCCTATCCGTTATCTTACTCGTATCCTTAAACACTTCGCGTAATGGTTTCATCAACTGGTCTCGTTTATTCTATCACTTGGTACTTGCAACGCAATATTCAACTTGCTTAACACCATCTGATAAGCACTGTCTACTAAGTCTACGTCAATAGGAAAACTGTCTTCATAAATACTGTAGCAGTTAGTGCCTGTCTGATTTCCGTTGTTATCGCATATAGATTTGCCAGCCCACTCAGTAATGTCTTCAAAGTAACCACCTATCAGTATGGCTTTTGGTCTTTTCAAATCAGTACCCCACAACACAATGTGTTTGTTCAAGAAGCTGTAATGCACTTTGCCTTTGCGCATAGGGTCAAAAGACAATGCTTTAGCGGCACTGATATCTACGTAAGGTATCTCTTCGTGACCCAGTGTAAGAACCTTCATGTAAGGTCTGTATTTGCCTTGCACTGGTTTAGGTATCTCATATACTGTCTTGAGTACTTCACAACCAGCACCTATGCAGCCACAGTCATGTGCAGTACCTTTCTCTGTACCTACACAGAAGTAGCGCATATCCCATACAGGCAAGGTGTTGTTGCGTTCCCTTTTGCGTATTACCAATGTGTTGGCAGCAGATTTAAATAGATGGTAGAGCAACTCATCAGAGTAAGGCGCTTCATCTTCAGCAAACTGGTTTATCATTGCGCGTATAGCCGCAACATGTTCAGCTATTGTCATCTCTCAACTTTTTAATTATTTGTCTAGCTTCTCGTTCCATGTATGGCACTTCATATACCGTGTAATCTGTCTCCGTAAAATGTACCACTTCCATCTTGTATACAGGTAAGTCAAGCAGTACACGGTACATGGATAACTGCAAAGCGTAGATGTTGAATTTGCAATCATCTAAGTAGTCGTAAGGCACTTTCAACTTGTACTTGCTGCTAGTAGTAAATTCTTCGTTGGTCTTCCAATCTTTCAAGATGTACATGCCATTGCGCAATGCCAGGTTGTCAAAGGTGCCAGCAATACAGTCATTGCCTACAATCATTTCACAGGCAATAGTCAAATCATTCTTGTAATCTTCTAAGTACTTGTCAGCAGAGATAAACTTGTCTTTGGTTTCCACCATCTGCAACTTGTCTTCAATGTACTTGTGAAACCTGCTACCATGTGCAGCGGCTTTGTCTCTCTTGTCATTCCATTGTTTTTCCAATTCTGCCTCACTAAGACCTAACTCTTTTGCTTTTCTAGGCAACCAGTACGCTTTGTTAAACGGATTCAATTTACCTAAGACCGTAGTCACACTAGGTACTTTGCGCTTAATTTCTGTGTTGTAATAAGAATGTGTAGCTTCATCAAATTGTATGAAGTCAAACTTTTTCATATAGTGATTTGAATTTGTGACGTTGCTGTGTTTCCATCTGCGGTTACGGTTACGGTGTATGTGCCAGAGTCAAGTACGTTTACAGATTGCGTGTTGCCAACATATCCTTGTGGCCCTGACCAACTGTAAGTAGGCGACAGTACATTGTTGCTTACGGTAGCTGTCAATGTCTTACCTGCGCAGTTTTTAGACCTGATGTAATCATTTGAATACAACAATGACACAGGTTGCGCAATAAATTGTAAACTGTCGTATGTTGTACCACCTGCAACTAAATTGTCTGCAACTACACTTCGTATCATTGCTTGTAACAATCCAGGACAAGTATCGTTTAACTGTTCTGTAATTAAAGACCTGTTACTTTCTTTAAGTATTGTCTTATTTGCACTCATAGTAAACGTAGTATCCACACCATCTTTTTCCACTGTAAAACTGTGTATTCCATATACTGTACTCGTTGGTGTATATGGCGCATAAGAACCAATACAAACAGTAGCACCTGTTGACACAGCACCAACTAAATAAAACTTAAAATTGTCCAGTGGTATAGCAGATAACAAACTAGAGTTCTTAAAAACAGTAGTCAGTGAATTTACAAAATTGGTCTCAGTAGTAGTGCTTATTATCAAATCCGTTGCTTGCACTGTACCATAAGCACCACTCAAAGTAGCTGTAGTAGGACTGGTAGGCACTGTAATCAAAGTGCCATTTGCACTGTTCATTACTACTATGGATTTAACAGCAGACCCTATAGTTGCAAATCCAACACTGCTACAAGGCCCTACCCAGCCTTTTACACCTGTAACTAAAGGATAGTCTGTAACAGACTTCCAAGACTGACCACATTTACTTACATCGTAATCTATTTGCAACTGCGCTTCTGTAGCGTTGGCAGAGACTACAATCTTACCTTGATTTGCCACCGCTGTGTCAGGATGTTTAACAATAATCTCAGAAGTACAAGAAGGTACGTCAACAGATGAGACTGCTACTACCAGATTAGCTGTTACGTTTACAGTGACTTGACATTCTTGTGGGGGACAAAAATCACAAGACTTGTTTACAAACCCTGCTTCCACAAGAGAATACTTAAACACGTATACACCAGCAGCAAGACCATTCAAATCTAACACACCTGTTGCCGTGTTGAAGTTACTGCCTGGACTACCTGAGACCACTGACCATACACCACCATTATCTACTCTATACACATCTAAGTCAATAGTATTTGTGCTGCCTGCTGCCACAGATACAGTGCCGCCACCACCAGCATTGACTGACCTGCTAACTACCTTGATGATGAAGTTGTATGTACTGCCATTTAATGCGTAGGTGAACTTGTGATAACCTGTTGAGGCATTGTCTGAGTCTACTGTAAAGTCATCACCAAAACTTAACAGTTCAGTGTTCAACCCTACTGGCACTAAAGGAGTAGCAGGCAACTGGTTAAATGGTCCTACATTGCTGGAAGGATGGTAGCCTACAAATGTCCATACCCCACCACCAGGGTAGTTAGCCAAATCACTTCTTATAGATACGTAACATCCCATGTCTTATGCTTTGCGGTTTAACCTGCGATAACCTAACACTCTGTCTTTAGGAAACGCAGCAATGTTAACCTGATTACTCTGATTACCACCTAGCAAGAATACATGTGTAGCATTCTCTCTGATGAAGAATCCCACGTGTCCTGTAGTAGCATTAATGTTACCTCTCCACAGCACTACCACATCGCCTAACATGGGAGTTTCTACAACATTGCCTTTGTGCAACCACATGCGTGCTAGTGCTGAACCATGCCCCTGATTGAAATGTTCATAACCAGCTTCTAGAGCAATACCGTTTACAAATGCTGAACACCAAGGTATTTCATCTGCTTTAGCCCACGGCAAAAGGTATTGAATCCATTTCACAATGGTAGGGCTGTTCTTAGCCTCAGTAGCTTGTTCTGTAATACCGTAGTATTTCAATGCGGTTTCGATTAACTTTGTCATGCTAGTTCTGCTTTTACTTTTATTTTTTCAATGTCTTTACCACCACTTGTTTCTCGTTCATGGTCTATGTGCAACCAGACACCACCTAATGATTTAGGAGGATGCCCTTTTTCTATTGCCCAGCCATTGCCTTCTGTGTACTCATCTTTGTATGTGCCTAGTTTGAGGTGTAGCTGTTCTGCCATAGTCTGTTTACCAGTAATGTTATTTAAATGTGCGCGTACAATAGGAAATACCCATCTATCATGTGTATTCTGCGTAATGACCACGCAACCATTTCTTCTAACTACCAACGTACCATTGTCTACATTTACACACCAGACCTTACCAGAATAAGGTACTACCTTATGTTTGACTTTTGACATTATTGTAGTGCTTTTGGTAGATACATTTAACCTGTTTACACCACGCTTGTCTAATTCATAATACAGTGTAGACTTTCTACCTACTTTAATACACATAGACTGCAATACAGATAAGTTTTCGTCATTAGTGCCGTATAGCACATAAGAATCATGCGTCTCTACAGAGTGACCATCTGCATACCTGTATTCGTTAAGCACCAATTCACACTGCCTTGAATTTAAGAAGTAGTACTTGTTTGAAAAGTTTTTACCGTCTAGTTGCATTTTATTTTTTAACAAGTTGCTAGCTTCAACAGTCAAACCAATCTTTACAGAATTGTTTGCGCCTCTTATACCTACGTTGTGTTCTAACCCTGCTTCTTTTAATAATTGACTTACTCTGTCTATCTTACGTTGCTTTCTAAAATGAAACCTGATATGGTTGCCATCATAGGTACCATCAGACACTACCCAAGCAGCCAACTTCAAATACTTGTCGTCAATATCTACAGTATACTGATTAAAGTACTTACACGAGTTAAAAACACTAACATGACTCTTGTTGACAAATTTGGCCATAGTACACTTAGCTATTTTCTTTGCTGTATTCAAGTACACCATGCCGTGTTCATCTGTAGTCATTATATCTACACCTTTGTGTTGTACATGTATCAACTCTTTGTAGTCGTCATAGATATGAATAGAATTTACTTTCTGATACTCCATAGCTCTGGTCTCTAAATTCATTGTCGCTACTCTGGTATCTTTTGTAATGTCTTCATATCGTATCCAACCATTCTCAGTAAGTATCTCTGTTTCTTCGTCAAAGCAATGTCCAGATACTACTATATCTGCATCGGGAAGATATACTGCCTTTCTAGACGCTTGTATAACATCCTTGGTCACAGGCCCACCACCACCATAACCATGATGATAAGACATGTTTACGATTCTTGTACTAGTACCTCTAACTACATTAAACAACACCCAGCCACTATACGCACCTGTTAGACAACCAACCCCTTGTGTGAAACGATATATTATATCGGTTTCTTGTCTTTTTAATAGGGAACTTTCATGGTTGCCTGGACTTACATACATTATATTCTGTGCGTAAGGTTTAAAGTAATCTATAGCATCGTCTACAATCTTGTCTAAGTAGTTAGCTACATTATGTTCTGGTCGTATACCAGCTTTACTTCCTCTTGGGTCATACTTACCTTGCATAGCGCAAAACAAATCACCAAAGATTAGTATGCCAGCGTTTCTCGTCATTGCTTCGTCTAAATGTCGTTTCAGCAAATCTCTGTCACAGTGCGGATTATCCCAGTGTACATCAGATAACAGTAAGAATGTTTGTCTCTCATTAGACTTTACTTCAAACTTAATCTTGCAAGTGTACGGTGTTAGCATCTCTGCTGTCATTAACTTTTGTTTTTAAGGTTACTTGTTCTATGGTTCTTTTAGTTGCAGCTATTTGTTTGTTGTTCTCTTTGATTTGATTTTTCAGATAAGCATTCCAATTCTTCAAACCTTCAATTCGCTGCTCTAAATGATACACCACATATTTAATGTCCATAACAAAATAATTACAGCGCAAGATACGTAATTTTACCTTACAATTTTAACAACCATTTCTTTATCATAAGAAGTATATGTCTGAGGACTAGTCCTAAACAAATCCAATGACTTACCTGCTGTAGGCCATGCAATAACTCTAATCCAATTTTCTGCAAACACCTGCACTCTAAAACCAACATTTCCATATAGCAACCTCAGATTGCCTTGTGCATTTTTAACTATGTCACCTGGTTGCCAAGCTTGACCTACTAACTTGATTCTGACATCACCAATAAACTGGTTTTCAAAAGCGTCTTGTGTAATCTTAGACAATGGAGTCAAGCCTTTATTAATCATTTCGTCATTTATAGCATACCAGTCTTTTACTATTTGTGCTTTATCCATGCTGCGCGCAGTGATACCTGCAAGACCATTCATTATACCTACTTGTTCCATGTACAATGAATACGTAGCTGATGAAGAATCACCTAGCAAGGTAGACTTCTGAGAGTACGTTGAATCTTCAAATTCAAAGTACACATGTTTAAAATAGGTCAATGTCCTAGTAGTTGCGCCAGTTGTAGTTGTAGTAATGTAGGCTTGATTGGAAAGCCAAAAAGAATCTCTGACCACTTCTTGTGAAAATAGAATGCCAGGTAGAAATAGAAAAATGATAGTTCTCATATTGTATGTTTTTAATTTGGTATCCAACTAGAATAATTTTCAAAATAAGTGTGCAACTCTATTGACCTAACTGCTGTAGTAGAAACCCATGCAAATTTAATGTAGTTTATACCGCTGTATGTCAAGTACGTATCTCCTGTATCATCTAAATAACCCATTAAGGTATATCCAAATACTGTAGTAGGATTATACAATGCACTGGTAGCTGTAGTTATAGAACCATTTAACCCTAAACCAAGATTGGAACTAGCTTGATTTAATCTAGTAAGCGATATTGTTCTGGTTAACGTGTTAGTTCCTAAATTATTGCTAGCAAGCATAGATGACGGTGATATGTAATCAGAATGTTTTATACCTCTAAATACAGTTTCACCACTAAGTTTATTTAAAAGCGTGTGTCTAGAAACACCAACACCTCTTAAACTTGCACCTAATAAATAACTGCCTATTATTGGGCCAGTTTCAGATGATGACATTGAGTTAGCATCTAACACCACACCTACAGTCTCATAAGGTTCTGCTGTATGGTTTATATAATAATATTCAAATCCAAATGTTTTATTTCTAATTCCAACATTCCTAGCAAAGTCTATATCTGAGTTGGTTCCAAAAACACCGTTATTTTGAATTAACCCGTTAATACCTAATGCACTAGGGTCTTTTAAATTGATTTTTGAAAAATTCAAATTCCCATCATGTTCAAAACAATGCAATACTTTAATGTTTGTCCAATAGCCAGCAGTTTTTAAATCGTCTATCAATCTTTGTAAACAACGTAATGTGTATTCTGTAGGTAATGCTACATTGTTAGATTTAGCCACTGCTATTACAGCATCCATCTCAGTGCCATAACTCCTAGGTTTTGATGCCCAAAACATTGCTGGTGTCTGAGCATTTAAAGATAATGAAAAGAGTAGTAGACTACTCACAAACAAATTGCGTCCCATCATAGTAACATGTTATTATTGTAGGCGTAGTATACACCCTGGTTCCGTAATTAGTTGAAGCCGTTAAATCTTTAAAATTAGTAGGCCATTGTACTGTAATCTGAATGGTGTTACTAGCATTTTGTATATGAAACGCATATATACCTCCAGTAACAAAGTTACTTACCGTTACATTGGATATGTTAGTTGTAGAATTGTTTGTAATTCTGTAAATACCAGATGACCTATAATTAACATCCCATACAATTGGGTTGGCAGTACTTGCTGTATACAAACTTGGAGTCTGTCTTGTGTAAGCATCTGTGGATGTAGTATTGTTATTAAATAGCACTAAGCCATTACTGTTTACCGCGCCTAACCCAGTACCACCCTCAGATACTGGTATTGTGTTTACTACAGTATAAGCAGCACCTGTACCTTTTATATACCCAGTTGCACTGTTCAGACCAGTGCCGCCATTTGCAACAGGCAATATACCTGTTACACCAGGAGTAATATTTGCACTACCATCAAAAGATGCAGCTGTAGTTGAACCTAAATTAGTTTGAATAGTTCTAGCTGTGGTCAGTGTTGCTGCACTACCATTAGTGTTACCAGTACCGCCATTTGTAATAGGTATAGTACCAGTTATAGCTATAGTAGGGTTGCCACTGACGCCATCACCATTAGTTACTGAAATATTTGAACCACCAGTAATAGTTCTAGCGGCTACAGTACCAGCACCAGTTCTTGCAATCAGTCCATTAGTGCCTAAGTTATGTAGTGCTAATGCCTGGCCAGTCAACGCAAAAGTGTGTGTTGGAGATACCGAACTTATAGATATGCCAGCACCCTGCGTAAATGTTTGAACAGATGCAGATAGTCCATTTAATGATGTCAACCCTGTTGCACCACTACCACCTTCATCTGTGCCTGCATACCACTTTGAACCATCCCATTTCAATACTTGGCCTGTAGCAGAACCTATTAAAGAACTAATTTCACCAAGACTTGCACCACTACTCGTATTTCTAAGTAATAGCTGATTCGTATTTGAGGCGATTGCTGGAGGTGTACCTTTTAAAAACAGACTTCCTGCTGGTAGGTATGTACCTAAAGTAGCGCTTACTCCTTCCCTAGCAGCTCTTCCTATTGTAATAGTATTATCTCCGTTACCCACAGCTCCAGCACCTATCACTATCATATTTGTTGCGTTATTTTTTCCTGGATACGCAGCAGCACCTATATACACACTTTCAGATGAATTTGTTACCTCCGTGCCCCATGTTACAGTTTGATATCTTCCAGCGTTCCAGCCTATTGCCACGTCAAAACCACCAGTAGTTTTAGCATATTGTACACCATAGCCTATACCAACATTAGATCGACTATTGGAATTAAAAAACGCCCCAAATCCTATGGCGACATTTTCTTCGCCAGAATTATTGTAAAACATTGCTTGAGAACCAATTGCAACATTTTGATAGCCTGATACATTTACTCCAAGAGTTTGATTACCGACACCTACATTATCTGAGCCAATAGTATTGAGTTGCAAAGACCTACTGCCAATAGCCATATTGCCAAATCCTGTTGAATTGTTAAATAGCGCTCCTCCCCCCAAAGAAACGTTATAGGAACCTTGATATGTTAGTGTAGACCATGTACTTGATTGACCACCATTTCCTATCCATATATTATCTCCTTCGCTACCAAGTGCATAATAATTATTTATATTGGTAAGAAATCCATTAGTATTCACCGCCAACATCGTAGCCTTCGCCGTACCTGTTACGTCAAGTCTCTCAGTTGGTGCAACAGTACTACCAATTCTCATGTTACCTGCTGGAACGTAAGTTGCAGTTGTACTACTATTGCCTATTGTTGTAGTGTTAGAGCCATTGCCTGAGTTTGATGCACCTGAAGTACCAGAGCCTATTACAATCTCATTAGTTACATCTGTAGTGCCAGCACTCACACCACTATATGCACCTATGTATATACCACGTGTCAACGCTCTGTTATTACTCACTGTGTTGGCTGCGCTTCTACCAATAGCGACATTTGATGATATGTCTATGTTGCCTGCTGTACCTGCTGTACCAAATGTCTGTAATGTTCCTGCGCCAATAGTAACATTGTTAAGTACACCTGTCCTATAACGAGGTAAATTAGGATTAGGGTCAGTACTTGCTAAAGAAGCATTTCCAATAGCTACATTAGCTTCCCCTTCTGAGTGTCGCATGGCATTTACACCAACAGCTGTATTTTCATTACTGTTTTTAGTAAATATCATTGCACTGCCGCCAATAGCTGTGTTACCTGCAACTGAGGCAGCCACGTCTTTTACAAGTGAGTTTAGTGCAGAGCCACCAATGGCTGTATTATTACCAGTGCCACCACCTGTAGTCACTATAGCATAGTTTCTTAAAGCTGAAGCACCAATTGCTAAGTTGTTAGAAGCTATATCATTTGTTAAAAGTGCATTTGCACCAATAGCTACGTTGTTTGTGCCTGTTGTATTTGCATTAAGTGAGTTATTGCCAAACGCTAAATTTGTTGTTATACCACCTGACCCTAACCCAATACGCGCACCATTTATAAGTGCATCACCAGCAACATCAAGTTTAAAAGTTGGTACTTTACCTATACCAATATTATCAGACGATTCTTGTATAACTGAATTGCCTAGAGCAGTAGTCGTAGTCCATTTTGGAATCTTATTCACATCGCCAGTACCAGTTACAGTACCACCGCTGTTAGTAGATGATATAGTTAAGTTATTTCCTGTCTGAGATAATGATACATTACTACCAGCAGTGATAGTGACATCAGTTCCAGTAGAAGAATTTAACGTTACAGGAGATGTCGTACCTGTAAATGACAAGTCGGTATTACCAGTTATTACAAGACTGTTACCTGATAATCCGCTAGGTACACTTACTTCTTGTACAACGCCATTATCGTTTACACCTAGTAGTTTTGTAGTAGTAACTGGCTTGTTTGTATTTCTAACTCTCAGAGTACCATTCACATCTAGTTTTTCAGTTGGTGTTATATCAATTCCTATGCTACCCGTGCTTTCCTTAACAACACTGTTGCCTATTGTAATCTCGCCTGTAGCCACATCTGTACCTTTAAATTTAACCAGGTAATCTTCATTTCCAGTTGCAATAGTTGGTATTTGATTAGTTGTAGCTTTCCATTTTACGCCATTCCATAACAGCCCACTGTTGATTATCCTACCTGTAACGTTTACATCAGACAAATCATCTAGCTTAGGTGCAAGCCAAGGACGTACTAAAATAGTAATGTTGTTATTGTTACCATTTGGCTTTCTCACAACTAACGCAATACTGCTTTTATGACTTGGTGAGCTTGGTGCAATGTCTGTATACCTACCAGGTTGTGTTGTAGATGGATACAATATGTCACCTATGTCTAATGTAATTCCTGTTTGCGCAATCTCAGACTGTTTTAATTCAGAAACATAACCAAACCAGGTAATTAGGCCTGTTGAGTCATTTTCAATCTGACTTGCTGCTACACCCATGATTGTAGTAGAAGGATATGTACCATTGTTTACAGCAGGTACTACTCTAATATGGTCTCCAGAAATAGGTGTCACTGGGTCAACCATAACTAGCTGTCCTTTTAAAATAGCAGAACCCGATTTATTAATAATAATAGGATAAAACAATTCTTCGCCTAATTGATACCTAGTGCCACCATTTATAATAGCATTAACAGTTTCGCTATTTGCATCAAACCACATAACACCTAAAGTGTCGAAAGGCGGTGTATATGTAATGTCAAACCTGACCCTATCTACAATGCCTAACTTGTTGTTTGCAATAGGCCCTACTACCTCACCATTCAACACAGCAGGAGGTACATTTATTGGAAATATCTTAACCCAGCCAGAATCTGCATTTGTCGAGTCTTGCATGTATGTCCATATCCTAACATTAACAGTGTCAATGTGCATGAATGTACCATGTCTGCGCAATGAATCAGTAGGTGTGTAATTTGGATAACCATTACCCCTAAAAAACAAACCTTCTCCAGATGTCTGGTATCCAGTTTGAATGTTTCTCACATTTATAGGGTATTGACCAAATGCAACAATTGGCAACAAAAACAAAACAATTATTATGTGTCTCATAAGAACATGATTATAGTGTAATAAACTGCTGGAAGTGGACTTAATATGGTTACAGTAGATTGACCTGGTGCCGTGTTTCTAGTAATGGTAAACTCAGCACCATATTCTTTTCTTACTCCATTGGCATACACTTCTAGGTTATATTGTGGATAATCAGGAAGAACACCATTGTTTAAATCCCATATAAGTACACCAGTGCCAGTGGCATCATATACGTTTTTAACCAACCTGCTAGAACTACCTGTTCCTACTGTGTTGGTACAATCTGCATAAACAGTAGATACTATTGTAGGCATTAGCAAGAACTTTTTAAAATGATATAATACTTACCTTTTACTAAGGTAGCTACTCTAAATCGAATGGTGTAAGATTGGCCAGCTGCTATATCCATTGCAAGCAATAACTTTTTACCACCTGCTTGAGAAGCTAAACTTCTAAATAACACATCGCTAGCACAAGTAGTATTGCCAGTGTTGGTGTACACTTGCATAGCTAAACCTGATGCGGCATCATCATTGAATCCAGTACTGTCTAATTCAATAGTCACTGTGTAAGGTAGTGACCTGCTTGGTACTATGAACCTGTACCACAAATCACCACTGTAAGTACCTTGATTCCACTCAGTAGGATAGTCCAATGGATTTGGTATAGATGGTACTTTAGTATTAGGGCAGTCATCCAGATTGTCGTCTTCTACTGTAATTTCAAATGACTTAGTGCTTACATTTGTACCTGCAATATCAAATGCAGTAGTACAGGTGTCATTTACCCTATTAGGGGCAAGCCCTTGCCAAACCACTGTCACAGTTGATTCATCTGTCACGCCACTTGATGTAACTGTATACTTGTACACGTAAGACCCAGGTGCAGTACTCACAAAGTCTATGCTTGCGTTATACGTTATAGGTGCAGCAGGGCCACTAGCACTTACTCTAGTCCACGTACCAGATGCAGTTGCATTGTCTAACGAATTGTATAATACTATTGCACTCATTAGTTACAAAGTGTTATGCTTAAATCACTACCTGCATTTATCACCGTCACTGTCACCGTAGCTTCATTGCTTGTCACTCCTTGCAAATTCTTCACCGTGTACTTAAACACCTTAGTGCCAGACATACCAGCAGCAGCTACAATAGTCACTTTACCATCTGTAGTCGGTGTTATAGTCAAACCACTGTCCACTGAGGTAACTTGAATAGTCTTTGGGTCTAAAGCAGAACCTGTAAACACATCGTTTAATGTCACCGCAAAAGAGGTTGTTGAACCAGCTACCATGCTTAGCGCATCATTGTTAGCTACTGGCTTAGGTACGCACTTTATAATGGTGTACAACACTGGTCTTGCAGCAGCGCCAATGTCATCTGACACTGTCCACGAAAAAGCATCAACACCTAAGTTGGTAGGCACTGTGTACTTAATAACTCGCTTACCATTGTTTGAACCCAATACAATGCTAGGAGACGCAGAAGTAGGCGGTGTAATAATTTTAAACGTAGACCAATCAATAGACCTGCCTGAGTCAATCACGTACCTTGAACCATCTTCTAACGGAATATCCAACACACTACCAGCAGTGAGTTCACAAGGGATGTTAGTGCTATATGGTATCAAGTTGATACTGTAACCCGTAGTGTCTACTATGATAAAAGACAGTGATGCTTTGTTAGTGATACCGCCAAAGTTGTCACGCATAGTGTAATACCCTTTTTGCAAAGTTGTCTTATCCGCTGTAGTAAACGTGTACTTTGTCTTAGAGGAATCTAACGGGTTCAACGTAGCTATCATACCACCTGGCAATTCAAGATTCACTTCAGAACTTGCAAAATCTAAATCTGGTGCAAAGAATGCAAAATCAGTCAATGCTGACACATAGTTACCTGTGCTGCTTAAATTGTCTTTAAACAGATAAATTACTTTGTCTTCAGCAGATGCAGGTTTAAACACGTAAGAGTAACTAGATGATTTAGTACAACCTTTGCAGTTTTCTTTAGCTATGACAGAGATAGACGTAGAACCAGGTACATACTGCTTAGGTCTCAACGTCAACACACTGTCATTAGAAGAGTCTACCTTGCTGACTTGTTCCCATACAGCAGTGTCAAATGACCAAGTAAACTGTATGTTGCTGCAATTAGCACCACCTGACGTAACTCTAAACGTTTTGTTCTGCGCTGTTGTAATCACACTAATAGGTGAAATCAACATCGAATTGCAAGGGTTGCTGGTGTTCACTGTCAATGTCTGCGTGTTGCCACAATTAGCAGTCACCGTCAACGTAGCCGTAGTAGCATTGCAAGCCACATCAGCAAACTGAAACACGGTTTCTACCACATTACCAGCAATCACACCAGATGCTTTATCAAAAGTCAAACAGGAACTAGCTGTACTCCACTGATAGAAGTAAGGTGCTTCACCTCCTGTTATCTGTATTTTCTTGTTTATGGTAATCATACCTTAACTTATATCGGTTAACGTAAATGCTGCACACACTGGTTCACCAATGGTGGCAAATGTCATAGTGCATTCTTTGCTGACCACAGTAGTAAACCCTGTCTCATAACATGGTGCGTCAGGCAACCTTCGATATTTTGTATCTATTGCCGTTTTTACCTTTGTAAAATTGTCACAGGTGCTATCTAAATCTAATGCAAACAGATTAGACATGTCCTGACAAAAGGTAGTTGCACCACAAGACACCATGTAGTCATAGTTCTTAGCCAGGTTGACAGTTTGTTCAATAACCTTAGCAGTTAGTTTTGCTTTAACATCCACAGTTCACCTCCGTTTCTAAAATGTCAGACATGGTGTTAAACAATGTACACGCATTGGTGTAACTCCCCTCATCGCAGTATTGCACTCTAGCCAATAAGTAATGAAAGCTAAAAGCCCAAAACTTAAAGTCTTCTTCACATGGTTTGTCTAGACAGTCTACTTTAGCTGCCATTAAATCCACTAGTTTACAGTTAATACCTGTGTCAATGTACAACAGGCCATTGTCAATCTGCACTTGCGTAGCCAGGTACGACAACTGGAATCTGTAAATCCCTACTGTAAACGTACCTGACTGCGACAAGGCAGCTGGGTTTAGTACTACTTTACCGTTGGCTATATACGTAGCCTGGTTAGCAGCCGTAATATTTATGACCACTGGCGTACCACAATTCAACCACACTTCCAACTTTAACGTCTTCGTGTTATCTGCTATGAATGAGGTTATTGTCGTACTGGTAATCTGAATCTGTGTGGTAGTCCAAGTGAAAGTCATAGTTACTTTTTAACGATGTTATCAAATGCACTGTCAAGAATCTTCAAGATAGAATCTACTGCATCACTGTCCTTAATCTTCTTTTCCAAGATAGGGCGAATTGCATTTTGCAACAGCACTTGTTCTGTAGCAGGGTCTTCCAACGTATTTTGCATCAATGCTTTCAACTGCACATTGTTTTGCAAGTCATTATCAGAATACACGCGAAGTACACCAAGCACCAGGTTCTTTGCAAACAACAGTAGTTTCTCTACGTTCTCGTCATCATGCTTCAAGATAATCTCAGTAAAGATTTCATCCAGGTAGTCTGCTAGTGGGCCATTTACCCAGTCTAGCGTAACCTTTGCAACTTGTTCTTTGTTGGCAGCGTCATCATCGTTGAGTACCGTAATCGTGTTGGTAATGGGAATAAAAGCTACTTCCACACCGCGTTCTGCTTTGACGTTTCCTTTTACACGTTTAAGCACTTGTGATTTGAAGAAAGAAAGCGTCATGTTCAACACACCACGCAAAACATCACTGACTGGTTTAGTCTTCATAATTGATTGTTTAGTTATTTACGTAATTCAACAATAGCAAAACCATCTTCTAACGGTATAAAAGAATGTAGTTGCAAAGCAGGGACAATCTGTGTTTCCCCTTCATTGTATACCACATTGTTTACACCGTCTTTGTAACTGCCTTTTAAGCATCTCAATGTTTCTTGCATCTGGTGAGAGTGTGCAGGAAAACCTTCACCTTGGTCAAACTTCACTGCCAATACAATGTTCTCGTCAAAGTCAATGTTCTGAATGATAGTGTCAGCACAAGATTCATAGTCAAACAGAATGTCATTTTCATCTACCATCTGCCTGACAAAGATGTTGTAACGCAACTCCACATATCTGTCATGTGGTATCTCTAGTATAGACGTATTCAACGACCCTTGGTAACTTAATTCTACCTGTTCTAGTTTCTCGATTACGTCTTCCAAAGCCTGTAACGCTGCTGATTTCTTAAACCGCAATGCGTTTGCGAATCTATTTTTCATCTTGCAGTGATTGGCGTATTGTTTCTAATAAACCCTTCAACTCTTTAATGTCAGAAACATGCTCAATCAGTAAATCAAGCTTCGAGGTAAACTCCAGTACCTTACCTTGACTTTTCAGTTGGTCTTCTAAACGAAGATGCACTGTAGCCAAAAGTTCTGTGGCACGTAGACTCTTCTCTGCCCAGGCATGGTTAGCTTTGCGTTCATTTCTGTACATCAGATAGAACACTAACGCTATACCTAGCAATAACAGCAGGATAAGAGAATACACCACTTCGGAACCAGGAGTAGCCCTCGAAGCCTGTTCTACTATAGTATTTGGCAGTTTATCCATTAACTAAACACCGTTGTTGAGTCAGCCTGACCTTTGTATTCAATACCAGCATTACTACGCAGCCATACACCTACGGATTCTTCTAGACCACTGATAGTTGTCGTGTTTATAGTAAACCCGACTTCTGCTTTAACAGTAGTGCTGGCAATTGTGACTGGCACACAGATGTACAGGAATGCCACACTCTCCGTGTCATTGACAATCTTGTTGTCAGTGTCATAGTACTCAATCACTGTCACTTGGTAATTGGTAGCCGGATTAATGTAACTTTCCGGTACAGGGTAAGGCTTACCGTCTACAGGCCAGTTCTGCAAGTTAAAAATCATCTGTGCAGCCCTGTCTTTGTAACGCAAGTCTAGTTGACGTCCAGAGTTGGTACCTTCAAATGGCTTGCACACATGGTTCAACGTGTACGTAGGCTGCGTAGTGCCAAACTCAGAACCAAAGTTTACATCTAGACGAATGCTTTGTTCCTTTACATCATCGTAAGCTGCAATAGGCGTTTCACGCAAAGCTACAATGAGCAGACCATCAATAGTAGCCGCAGTGCCAGGAGTTACAGAACCTAGTTCAATAATCTTTGCTGTGCCTATTGCAGGTACACTGCCAATGGCTTTATTCAAGCTATTGACAAATTCAATGTCAGGCGTGTACTCACAAGTATGCGTAGTGCCTGCAACTGTATACCGCGCAAAAGCTTTTGAAGCTAGTAAAGCCGTAGTAATACCAGACGTTGTAGTGATGTCACCAATATCATCAGCCTCTCCTACTGCATCAGATTTTACACCAAAAGCAATGATAGGCTTGGTACCAGCAAAACCAGTATTGGGATTGACAAACTTGCTCAGCTTGTTAATGCTCAAACCCAGGTTCTGAAGTACAAAGTCTGCTGCCAAAGCATTGCTACCAAATGCAGTAGACGGTGTCTTGACTACTTCGCGGATAACTTCGCGGTTCATACCATGCGTAGTATCAATGCGCTCACCTTCCATAGTGAGGTTAACGTAGTACCGCGTACTTGTTGCAAGACCACTGACACCAGTAAGATACCACACACTGTACTGGGGCAGTTCATACTTGTACGTAGCAATACTGCGAATCTTGTCTTTGCGAATAATACCAGAACGTACTAGTGCTTTGTGACCAATACCAAACGCATTGACATTAGACAGGTTACTAGAGTTTGGCGTACCCTGTACAATCTCTACAGCGCGTACTACAGAAGACGTATCTCCAGCAGTAATAAATGTACCAGGAGGTACAGTGCTGTCAGGGTCAACGCTCACAATACCTAGCTGACCATTTGAAATAGGTAGTGAGTTGCCAGCAGCAGCCATATTACCAGAAGCTACTGAACCTGTCACCGTACCTACAAGAAAGGTCTCCATAGGAGCTTGATTCTTATTTGACTTGTTTAACATGTTTCAAAAATTAATTGATGATAGAATCTATTTTGTTTACACTCAAAGCTATGTTTTGTTGGCCTAGTACACGTTGTGCTTCCATAACTGCTGCATCTACTACCCTAGCATGATACGCTTCATGTATCTCGCAATCTTGACTAGGGCTGTTGGAAGATAGATACGTAGAACAATCTGCGCCTGCTGTCTTCTTGCAATTCAGATATTCTAACGTATCATACCCACCAAAGAATACAGGTTTTGGATATCGGTAGTAGTGCAAGGTAATAGTAGGTGTGACACCCTCGCTGTAAATACGTATGCCGCCATTTTCAAACGTGGCAATGGCCCTACGCCACTTGTTTGACGGTTTTTGAAACGCATCTACTAAGATGTCACCCAACCTGCCTTGGCCTTCTACAATAGCTTTTATAGGGCCACACTCCGTGTTAGCCACAATACGTTTTGAATAGAAGTAAGGTTGCACTAATTGTTTCAAGTCAAAAAAGTTGTCTTGTCCTGTCAACACTTCACTTACCAACAACGGATTCATCATGTCAAAAAACAACTGCTTGTCTTCCCTGTCAGAATGTTTTTGCAACAATGATTCCACAGCGTCATTGATAAACTGGTCTATTTGCATAGGCGAATAGTCAGGGTAGAAGTTTGTAGACGACCTGTTAAACCTCTCTTTGAAAATCCAGTGCATCTTACTTATAATCATACTCGTACTCCTCTAGCTTCAAGTTCTTTTACCAATTCAGCATAATAGTTCAAACTGTTGTCTTTGTTAGTGCCTTTCTTAGGAGCAACCTTTTGATATTCCTCTTCCAAGAAACTAACAAAAGCTTCCGTTGAAGTCCAACGGTATACAGCAGCTTGTTCTACTTTGCTCTTCCAATACAAATACCCATTGTCAAAATACAGCAGGTTCACGTTGATAGCTTGTGTCACTGCAAATAGTACCGTAAACCTTGCTTCTTGCTCTTTGAAAAGCTGTACGGTGTGCATGAACTTTTTGATACGTTGTGCTTTGTCGTCAGCCTTGTTTTTGATATAACGGTTCAACATGTCTTTGACAACAAGGGGAGACATCTCTCCTTTTGCAAGACCTAGAATCACCGCTAACCTGTACAACCTGTCCTCTGGCACATTCTTCTGCATAGAGGTCAGTTCAAACAAAGCATCATTCTCCATGTCATCCACTTCTACACGTGACAGTTCTTCTTCATCTTCCAAGGCAATGTACCAGTTGTGTACCGTAGAGTTGTAGTTGTCTTTGTTCAATGCCACTACAGGGTGATTGCGCAATAACTGTATTGCCATGCGGGAACGTGAATGGTCCCACAGAAATACGTTAGCACCATCTACCAAAGTGACATTAAACGTTTCAATAAATGTCCTAGGCGTTTTTTCTTCGTTAGTCACACGCATAGGGCCAATCAATTGCACATTCTTGCTCATGGCTGGCGTGTAATACCCTGGCTCAGTACCGTCTAAAATCTCATACCACGTTTGGCGTGTAATCTCAGACTGCTTAACGACAACAGACAATACATTATCCCAGTTATCGGATAGAAGATACTTGCCTTTTAAAACAAGTACCTCCATATCCTTAAATGGGTTTACGACCATCTCTTCTAAACCAGTGTCATAACGACCTTTGGACAAGTTAGGTACAAACTGCAATACTTCTACAGCACCTTTGGCTTTTGTCTGCCCTGTTACCTGACCTGTTTCAATCATCATTTTGCGTTCAGGGTCCCACACCTTTACAGGGTTGAGGTGCCTACGCTGTACTGATTCTCTACCTACTGGCTTTACAATTATCCTAAAACCTTGCATTCTTGCTTTCTTTTAAGGTTTATGAACGAATTAAGATGCTAGATAAGGCATGGACAAAATACGAGACGTATCCCATACTGCCAATGCACAAGAAGATTCACGGTAAATACCAGCTTCCTTGTCAAGGACTGCCACAGTTTCACCAGATTTCTTAGCACCATTCATAATGTCGTATACGTTAGAGACCATGAAGTAGGACTCATAAGCATCTTCATACACCATTGCAATGTTGCTGCGAGTACGCGCACCAGAAGGAGCAGCATCAGTATTACCAAGGTCAAGCACATCAAACGTGAAAGACTCGTAAGAGTAATTTGTTCCAGGCACTTTCTCAGGGTAGTAACGTGGATTATCTTTGGTTGGGTCATACATCACTTTCAACGTAATACCGTTAGGCATCAAGATTTCAGTGAACTGTGCGCCAAACTTCAAAGAGTTGGGGCTGATCTCACTCTGAGTGCGAGATACAAAGAAGCTGTCCAGCAACGTGAATGGAGATAGACCTGCCTCATCTTTCACCAAGCGAGAGAAGAACTCAATACCACCTTTGCCAGTACGCAGGATAACCGTAGGCTCACCTACACCATAGCGCGTAGTGAAGATAGTCTGAATGCGGTCATAGATGTCATACAGCGTAAGTGAACCGTTATGAGGTTTGAAGTGACCATCTTTACGAATTTGACGCCACCCTGGAGCAACCTTCATAGGACGCTTATTCACTGGGTGATAGCTGACTTCGTTTTGACCAAATTCCATCATAAAGTTCTTGTCTTCGCTGAGGCGCTCTGCAAGACGTGCTTCTGCCATAGAGATAAAGCTGCCTTTCTGTAGCACCTTGCTAGTCGTCTTGTCATCTAGACCAGGCTGATACAGGTAGCCAGAACTTACTGCCTTACCATCTTTGTAAGTACCACCATTGCCAGAGATACCGTAACTCATGTTAGCAGACTTACCATCCATCTCAAGACGGATAAACTTGTCTGTAACTTCTACCTTACGTGCAACATAACCAATGTGGCTCATCAGTTCAAACACGCTGCCAAAGTAGTCACCACCATACTCATAGTTTAGTTCATCTACAATGGAAGTACCACCATCAATAACACGGCGGTTAGGTTCCAAGTACTTAGGGTCAAGCCATGCATTAGGGTCTCCAGTCTGAAGCTGCACCACGTATTCCCATTCAGTTGCACTAATCTGCGTGGGATGACCAATGATACGAAGCATAGGTGCATCAGCAGAATCCGTCTTCAAAAGAACAGGAGCATGGAACCAACCACGGTCAAGATAAATCTTGAACTGCGTGTTGCCTTTGCCTGGGTAAGAACCAAGACCAGTAGCTACACGAGTAACACGCGCATCAGTTTGTACATCTTCAGCTAGCCGCCAGCAGAAATCAGTGTGACCAGGCTCAGTAGTCATGGCATTGCCTTGCGCCATAGTCAACCACACCCAGGGCTTGTTGATGATGTTTGAATCAATTTCCGAGCTAAAGAGTTGCGCATCTACCATACCAAAATATGTAGGGCCATAGCTGCGGAAAAGTTGTGCATGGGTAAAGGAGTCTGCATAAGTACCACCCCACCCTGTACGCACCACTTTTTCAAGGGCACTTCTACGTCTTAACATAGGTTTTTAATTTACAGGTTTAAAAGATGACCAGAATGAACCAGAGGAACCTTGCTGGCCTGTTTTCAAATTAGATAAATGAGAGGAAATCTTATCCCCTTGTATCTTCGTCTTTTGTTCTTCTAGCTTCTTTGACATTTTGCGAATACCAAATTGGCTGAAGTCAAACTCTCCTTTCTCTTCGTCAAAGTAAGAATATATGTCTGCCAACTGCACTACAGCTTTAGGTGACTGCATGATAAGTGAGTTCTTTCTTTGCACTTCATCAGGTCTCAAATTGTCTAAGATGACATTCTTCCTGTCCTTATCCCAGTCCAATTCTTGCACGGTGTCATACAATTGCGCATAGTATTCTTTCTGTTGTTCTACAGCTTGCTCTTTTGCTAGCTTCACTTGTTCTATTTGTTCCTGCATCTCTGCTGCTCTGGATTCCTGGTATTCGTTAAACAACTCTTTTGCTTTGTCTAACAAAATTCCTTCTTCCAAGAGTTCCTGTAAGTACTTGTCAACCTTAGCTTCTGTAGGAAACAATTTGTTTTCCATAAGAATAGGTTTCAAGTAGTCCATAGCTTCTTCATCAGTATCTGGTTCTGCATATTCAGCAGGTTCTACATACTTAGAAAAGAACTCAGACATGTCACTGATACTTGCTTGTGGATTGTTCATGCCGTATTCCAGCAACACTTGCAAATGTTCTGGTAAGTTAGACACGGCTTGCATAAAGAAATGTTCTGGTAAGGATTCTACCAGTTCTTCAAAATGCTCTACAGTGGGTTGAAAACCTTCCACAGAATCAATGACGTTGGTATCTACCAAAATATCATAGAGTACTTTTACCCTATCATCCACTTGGTAGTCTTCATCTGACCCTGTTTCTTCGGTCTCTTCCTCTTTAACTGGAGTCTCTTCTACCTCTTGTTCTACGGGTAGTGGTTCATTTTCTCCAATCAAATCATCAAATAAAGACTTGCTCATTGTACAAAATTAAAAGGGTTATCAATAAGAAACACGCTCTCTATTGTGCTTTAGACTTACTTTCTTTAAGACGTACCACTTTTAAATCATGGTCTCTGTCTAACTGCTTTTGTTCTGCTTCAAAGGCTTGTTGTTCCCTCTGACGCTGTATCAAATCGTTTTCTTGGTTCTTGTCAATGTCGTACTGGTTAGCCAATGACTGTGCTTGTATCTCTGCTTGTTCTTTGTTGCTGATACGTTGTTCACGAATACGCACAAGGTCAGCATCCAACTTCAATTCAGCACGGTAAGCTTCCATCTCCATAGCAGCCTTTTTCCGTTCTTCAAGTATTTGCTGTTGCTGTTGTTGTTGTTTTTGCAACCTCTCCTGCATCTCTCTGGCTTCTACTGCAATAATCTTGTGCATCTCTTCCACACTCTGAGCAGATGTCAATGCTTTTAATACAGAAGATACTTGTTCTATACCTTGACCTGCATTCTGTGCAAAAGAGAATACGTTTTGCAACATATACTGAAAATACATTTGTTCCCTACCATTGTCAAACAGATACAGACCTAAGTCTTCTATTTTGGATAGTTGTTCTCGTTGCACTATGAAGAACTCCTTAGTACCATCAGGTAACACGTATTCCATTTCAAAACCTTTCAGATTGTCATTGTCTTCAAGGTAGTTGTTGATGTAAGTACGTAGATTGATAAGGTGTTCATTCAATGCTTTAGCCCACACCCTGTCAATAGTAAAGAATAACGTCTGCGTAGCTAGACCAGATTGCATCAATGCTTGTCTGTTGTCACTCACATTTGTGTTAGGCACTACAGTAGCTTCCCTCTGTGGAGAGATACCCATACGCATACCTGTCTCTACATCTAACATCTGACAAAACTGTTGCAAGTTCATCAGTGCAGGTGTCGTATCTACAGTAGCGTAACTGATACCTGCTGACCTAGTAGGTGGTGCAGGCAAACCATTTGAACTCCTACTACCAGAATAAAACCTGGTACCTGTCTTCCTTGCAATAATGTCTGCTCTTAGTGCTGGGTCAACATCCATTTCTCCATTGCGTTCATGGTCTGTGCCAATCATGTCTGGTATCTGGTCAACGTCTACAATGCGTTCTTGACCTACATACTTAGCCATCTCCCTATCCTGCAACCTCTTAGCTGCCATGTACTGAAACGCACTAGGCATAGCACGTTGTACTAGGCTCAACCATTTAGCATTGCGGTTATATAATATGGTGCCTTTGTAGCTTAGTTCAAACTTGCTGAATGGATTCTCGCCGTAATCAGGTTGAAAAGGTACTTCTCTAAAATCTACTAGTACATCAGTGCCTAATCGGGTAACTTCATAACGCCTAGGTATCTTGACAATTTCCGCTTCCATCTCCATACCTGACTCATCTACCCACACATATTTCTCACTTTCTTCAAACCAACGATTAGTGTATTTGACTTTAGATGCAGTCTCAGGAATGATGTCTGCATCAGAGCGCAATGTAAGATGTGTGTTGTATTCGTCTTTTACTTTTACAAACATCACTTCTTGAAAAGCCCTAAATTCCAAATGCACCCTTTGCATAGTCTGACGCAAGTTGTAATTAGTAAGTTGCGTACCTTGGTGTGTACCTATCCCTTTTCGTCTAAACTCGCCTAGTGATTCCAACATGCTGTAGTACTTGGCATGGTCAAAGACAGGTTTCTTGATGTGTGCTTCTGTCATTGGATTCATAGAATAACCATAGTCCAAAAGTTTCTGTATGTCTTCATCATCTAACCTATTCTGATATTCTTGCAAAGCATCTGCTACTGTAATCTCATCCCAGTAGAATACAAAATCGCCTTTTTCAATGTCAGCTACTTCTGGGTTCTTGTTGAAACCTACATGCAAAGGATTCAACACTTTGATAGCTGGTCTGCCATTTTTCCAACCTACATGCAAGAACACTCTACTCACAGTAACCAAGTCTTCCAAGGTCTCTGTTTTCTTCAACCTCACATCTTGGTCTAGCAGTGTGTACTGCATTAACTTGTTGTAGATGATTTCAGATTCAGAAGAGAAGTTGCGCACTTGAATATCTTTAGGTTCTAATGTGGTGCGCATTTGTTCTATCATCTGGTTGGCCTGTTGTTCATCCATGCCTTCCATGACAGCTTGTTGTTTTTGCACAAACAAAGCCAGTTCTTCATTGACGCTAGCTTTAATGACATTCAACAGTTCTTCATTCTTATCCCTGACTGCTTTGGCAGTGAGCAACATGACTTTGTGGTTCAGGCCCCTAGACAATAAGTCTCCTTTCAACACTTCTATCTTGTTGGGTATAGGGTTGTATGGTACTAACGTTTCTTCAGTAGCACCATATTCTTCTAATGAACCACAATAATAGGCAATGTCGTCTTTGAACTTAGTCAAGTCGTTGTTGACAAATTCATATAGACGTTTCATTTCCTCATAGTCTTCAATGATAGGTATGATGGTGTGTGGTACATATCTGTCTAGTTGATACTTGTACCACTCTTTGTCTTTCTTTTCTTCATTTAGTCTTATAGTATCTCTCATGTTGTTTGAATATTCGTTGGTTATTTAAATAATAGCTAAGCACACTGTTTTCTTGCCTACGCCTTTCTCTATTTGTATCTGAAGATAGTTTTGTTTCGTATTCCCTTAATCCTAACACACAACCTCTGAATCCATCAAAAGCGTCAAAGTTGTCATCTAAATTATATCCAATCATTTGACGTATTAAAAACAAACAAGGTACACGTTCAAAGTTTTTCTTTATGCCGTCATACCAATTATTGCCACAGTTGATTTCCACTTCTTCCAATAACCAGTCTCGCATCATTTTAGCTAACCTGAGTTTGGTAATGCGATTACCCACTACATAGCCAAAACTTTGAATATTCCTTTGCATAACACTAGAACCTTCTTGATACTGTGGTGTGAGGGATAATAGTTGCCCTTTGTGTTTTCTAATGTAATGCGCCCTGCAATCCTGTCCTCTGTTTTTTTCAAACCATAAGCCTTGGTTAGGATTACCATACATGGTCAACAATTTCTCTTGGTTTTCGTAATACTCATCTAAACCATTTAAAGGCTTGTCAATGTAACTAGCCACAATGACATTGCCTGGATAACCATTGGGTATATAAGCTGGATTCATCAATACATAAGTGCTGCCCACAGAACCACCTCTAGTAAAGTCTTCTTCTACGTAAGGGTCATGGCCTACAAATTGGTACATATCATTAGGTATGACACCATTTACAGTACGTGGAAAATCATATATCACCACACAACCTCTAGGGTCTTTGCGCTTGTTGATGTTTAATGGCCATTCAATGTAGGGTTCTAGTTCCCTGTCAATGACGTAGTCTACACCATTAGGTTTGTCGCTATCCCACAGCAGTTTTACAGGAGTGAACAGTTCTTGGTACTTGTTGTACATCATCAGTTTCTTTTCCTGCATCTGCAATTCTTCTACAGGCATCAGTTCTTCTTCAGAACCAATCCACATCTCATCAATAAAACATGGCCTGTTTATCTTTTCGTTTCTGAGTACGTTAGCATCATTGGATTTAGCAAAGTCTTTTCTACGTGCATTGATTTTGGAACACACCATGTCAAAGTCTGTGTTGCCGTGTTCATCTTTGCAATCTCGATACACCATATAGTTAGGTAAGAAAAAACCAATCTTACCTTCAGCACCTTCTGTACCATGTCTGTTTTCTCTACTGACAATACCATAGTCTTGTGGTGATAGAAACATTTTCTTGGCACCTACTACACGGCTAAGATTACCTGATGTACCTAAATATATCTCTGTACCAAACTTACCATCCCTAGACAACGTAGCTTCATTGGCTGCATGTATATCTAATATGTTAGGTACTAAACCAACTTCTTCCACAGCAGATAATAGATAACGACCACCTACAGCAGCTTGTGAACCATCACCTTTGTTCAAGGAATAGTTTACATGGTACATGGTAGAGTTAGTACCTTTCTTTACCCAGCCTGAACCAGAACTAACTTTGTATTCGTGTCTGAATGGATTATTCTTGTTAGGTGCTTCAAGACTACCTGTCATATCTTTGTAGAATGGACATGGTGTGAAGTCTTCATCACCTGGTTTACCCCATACACCAAACTTTCTACCTATGACAGGGTCTGCTTTTGCAGCTATACTCTTCTTTACTTTGTTAGCTAAGTCAGAACTTTTTTCCACTACAGATGAACCTAACACTGTCTTAGCAGTCAGTTCACCATGTATGAAATCCGTATTGTATTCTATGGCACCGTCAAAGATAAGCCTGTATTCAAACAGACCTGCTACGATGTAAGATTTACCACCACCACGAGTACCAAACAGGATAGCGTTCTTAGCTTCATTTTCAAACAAAGCCTTACCCATTGGTTTGTCAAACAACTGTTTTAAATACAGTTCAGCAGGCACATACTGTTTTAACTTGCCATCTTTTGTTACAGCGTTGGGGTAATTGTCTTTGATAAATTGTTCGTCTATGTCTTCTATGAGCAACCTAAGACAAGACTGCTCAGTGTCTTTTTCAAATCCGCTAAAACCAAAGGCTTCTAAGAAATAGTACACTATCTCCCATTCTATATCGTCAATCTTTGGCACTTCATACTTGGTGACTTTGCGTTTTGTTGTAGTCTCCAGTATAAAGAAGTTACCATAATAATATAGGAAGCCAGGGCAATAACGCCACTTGTCAAACATCTTACCCCATACACCTTCAATGCACCTTCTAAATTGCTTAGACCAAAATTCCATGTAGTCCATAGATTCTGGATGCAGCATAGGCACATCTATCAAGAACTGGTTGCGGTTTTCCAGTTTGATGTAGTTGGTGTTTATTGCCCTGTCTCCTATAAAATGGTTACTCATAGTCTTCTTTTACGATGACCAAGTCACCTTTCTCTCTCAACGTTTCTTTTCTACCACCAAACACTTTGGGGTTTTTCACTTCAATCTCAAACAGTTTTTTGACTTCATCATACTGTTTGTAGACTTTCAATGTGTCAGCCCTCATCTTGTCAATGCGTGATAGTAGTGCTTGCGTTTCTTTCTCTGCCAACACCATAGGGTTATCCATGCTTATCCTGGATAGTTCATCTTGCACCCTACGTATCATGTTAGACCTGTGAATCAAACTTTCTTCTTCTTCCTTAAACGCTCTGGCAGCAGGAGACAAATAGTGCAAGTTATACGCATCAATCAGTTCCAAGATAAAACTGTCTTCTAAATCAAATTTTGGATAATACCTTTTCACACTGTCCAACTTGATGTCGTGGCTTAACCTGTACATCTTATTGTCTGGGTCTGGGTCTGTCCATAGCCATATAGCCCACATCAACTTTTGGTCTTTCACCTTATTGAAAGGTTCAATGTACTTGTGTTGTGGATTCAATTCAAAGAAGTTGTCCTTGTCTATGTGTCCTGCTCTTGAAAATGCCATCGTTATAGGTTAAATGCTTTCAAACTGTATTCAAATGGATTGCCTGGTATCTCTCTTACGCATTGCACCATATCTTCTACTACCCTGGCTACTTCACGTTGAGAAGCAGTTTTCAGATTGCGCTTTGCATACACTTGCATGAGACCATCAAAGTTCAAACATTTGACAGTGTTCATTTGCGAATTGTACATCTTAAAATACCTTGCTGTTTCCTTGGCTCTTGCTTTGCTCATACCATCAGCTACAAGGTCTTCATAGCATTGTAGATACAACTGATTGTTTTGTTCAGATATGACGCGCAACTTGTTAGCCCACAACTTACCCATAGGCGTGTTCTCCCAGTCATAAGGTATGTAGTACTTATTGTCTTTGATAACCTTGTACCTTGCACTCTCACCATTGTTTACAGGTATCGCTACTTTGTGCGTTAGTAAATGTATGTGTGTTGCAATGTCGTTGGTGATACCATACATCAGAAATGAAGCTCGAAAAGGTGACGTATGCCCTTCAGCAGCTAAGTACTGCAATAGTTGTTCTACATTGCGTATGCGTTTTGAATTAGCCAAAATGTATTCCACAATTTTGTCTACACGCATGTGAATGTCTTCAGGCATGTCCAGTTCCAATTCAAAGAACGTACTTGCCCAGGCAGTAAGCGCATGTGATTTGTCCCCGCCACCAAATTCTAAGAGTTCTACTGTGTTGTCTTTTTGCATTATTTCTGTAAGATTGCCTTGATAGTTAAAGTGTGTTGACCTTGTTTTGTACTTACCTTCACCGTCTTTACATCTACAGTTTCCGTGATACCCATTGCAGGAAGATGTTCTGGAAATGCAGGTGCTTTGTATTTTACCGTAATCGTTTTATCTGTATGTGATGCCACAGAACACTGACAACTGGTTTCTACTTTTTCAATCTTACCAGCGCCTAAGTAGTTAAATGAAGCAAAGTACTCATTGCCTTTTTGTACTACACCAAAGTTGTATTCATTCTTGTCCCACATCTTTCTTGCATTTATAGTCTGACAAAAATAAAGGCCCTACAGCGCAACCACATTGTTTGCAAAAACCATTCTCATAACAGTCCATGCAATCCATACTGCGGTTTAAAAACTTCAGTATATGTTTTTTGTACAGATACCAGCGTATCCAACCTTGCACATAGTACCAAGCCCGCATAGGTTCTTTTTTCAACAAAGACCAATATCTCATAGCAATACTTTGATACGATTAAAAGGAACTAGTGCGTAACCAAAGTGACGTGATTCTACGCTCTTAGGTAGTTCTCCCAGTTTGTATTCTGGATGCGCATAACCATTCTCATAATGCACCACTTGGTCTCCTACTACTTCAGGACGTGGCCTAACCACTTGCACCATATCTCCAGGTTTGAGTTGTGTGTCGTAGTGTGGAACTGCTACAATGACTGCTACAGAGTCAAAGTCGTAAGGGTTGCGGATAGCATCTCCAGGAGTATGTGAACCAGGACGTACACTTTGCGTCATATCAGGGTTCACAATTAGCAGACCTGTCTTGCTCTCTACGTATTCCCTTACACTCATGCGAATAATGTAACCATCCAATGGTTTAAGGTTAGCATACAATGGGTCAACTTCTTTTAAGTTGTCATTGTACCACTTCCTTTTTTCAGCGTCATCTGTAAATGCTTTGACTACTGCTTCTTTCTGCATCCAGTCATAGTTGAGACTCTTTTCAGCAGCTTGTGCAAAAGACACGCTTACTGGTTTGTCTTTCTTGCTTTCAATGAAATCTTCCAATGTTGCTTCTTTCATCTTCTTTTTTCCTTGATGAATGTTCATACTTCTTTTTTTAATGTGATGTTAAACTTTTTTTCGTATAGTCTTTCTAATCTTTCCGGTGTCTTACAGTGTGGTTTCGTGTACTTGGTTTGTTCAATGGTAGTGGCCAACGTCTTATAGTATGCTGCTAATTTTCTAAACTTGTTGTAGTCTGAGTTAGCATACTGATACGACAACCTTTTTACCATCTTATACCTGACTGTCATCTTTAACACATTGCCAAGTATTACAGAAGCTAACATGTTATGTGGTTGGTATGTCAACCTTTTCACATCACGCCACAAGTCGTGTTGCACTTGACGTATCACTTCTACAGGTACACCTGTTTTTTCACTTACACGTTTAAGAATTTCCTCCATACCACAAAGATACTTTTACTTCATACGTGCCTTTGTTCACTTCAGTCTGCATAGCGTCAATGTGTTTCTCCAGCAAACCATTGTCATCTAGCCAACCTTTTACTTTCAACCTTTTTAGATGCGCACTCAAAGATTGCGATGAACATTTAATCTTGTCGCACAGTTCTTTTCGCAGTTCACCTTCTAACGGTTTCATCTTGGTCAGCATAAACAATAACACCGTTTCTTCAGTAGGCGTAATTTGTTTTTCAGCAGGCAACATGCTACTTAGCAACCTGATACTAGACTGATAAAATAGTTCCTTGTTTGTAAAGTTCTTTTCTATTTTCATACGTTTGCTTTGTAATCTTTCACAAAAATAGTTAACTTTATACCAGAAAGCAAACTTTAAAACTTATGTCTATGATTAACGTACAAGGCGCAGTCATCACTTCTGTCAAAACTATGGCAGACAGGTCTATCAGAGCAACCATTGATTTTGGTGAACTTGTCAAGTTGGGAGAGTTTGAAGACCTTATCCAAATGCCTATCAGAATCATCATTGCAGTAGAAACTGATTTGCAACCAGACGAAGAATAACCCATTGTAAAATTTTTGTTTAATCTGAGGGGTAGCAGTTTTGTTACCCCTTTTTTATTTAGTTCCAGGGTCAAATGTTAAAGTTTTGTTAAAATTAGTCCAAAGGGGCCATTTCGTGAACTTTTGTCAATTTTTTTTTGTTGAATAAGCAACAACTTATTCCTTTGCGATTTACTATTATTCTTTAAGTTGTTGCGATGGTACGAAGAATGAGTAACATCTAGAAAGAGGCTAATACCAGATATTCAACTAAAAAAAGTGAGAGGTTCTATTTCCTCTTGGGAAACATTAATTAAATATCTGGCATTAGCCGACTACCTTATTCTTTCAGAGGCCAAGGTCTATCTTGTTCTGAACACCCAAGATGATTGTATAATTTGCTGATTTTCAGTTGTTTGCAGATTGTCTGCTGGTCTTTGTCTACAGATTTGAAGTTGTATTTTTGGTTGTATATAAGGTTCATTGTAGACCTGGGTCAATTTGGCTCAGGTCTTTTTTTGTATGCGACATAAACCAAATTGCTTACCTTCGCATAAGTTCATTGACATATTGGTCATCTATCCCCCTACATTAGCAGATGGTTTCTATTCCCCCCCTGTCTGCGATTCATAGTTGTAAGCAGATTGTCTGCGATTCATAGTTGTAGATAGATTGTTCACAGACTGTCTGCAATTCATAGTTGTAAGATGAACAATTGCCCATGTATGCAAACTGTCTGCAATTACGTAGTTGCGAAAGAATTGTTCACATATCTGAAACTAACTGTCTGCAAGTGCATAGTGGTAAAGGTTAATCAAATCAATTGTCTGCATATCTTCAACAAGCTGCCTACAGTTACATAGTTGAAGATTCATAAGTCCAGACTGTATGCAATTCATAGTTGTGAAAAGTTATACGATAACTGTCTGCATATATATAAGGTGTGAAAGGTACGAGGTCTAAGCTGTCTGCTAATACACAGTACTATGAAAGAGGTACAGGGGTTTAGGCTGTTTACTGGTATAGAAACTATAAAAAGGATACGGGGGTTTAGGCTGTTTGCATATATACGAATACAACAGACAGTAGCGGGGGTTTAGGCTTCCCCAATTCAACCCCCCCTTGTACTTGGCAGGCATTAAACCCCCTGCTGAATCGCTATGACTGCTGCTGAATTCCTACGGAGCCTTGACGAAAACTCCGTAGAAGAAAAACTGAAGTTCGTCAAAAAGAACGCGGAATTGAGGAGTATTGTACTCCAAGATTCCGCTGAAAAAACTTACGCTGTCAACATTGACCATGTGACAGAGATGGGTGACGCCATCTCAGTGGTCAATGAAGACGACAATGTCTACCTTGTAGCCAAATGGCGCAAGGTGAAAGAAGGTAGCTTCTGGGTGCGCTGTGATAGCGCAAAGACCCGGAAGTTGACCCTGGCTGACATTATGGGCTAGACCTGGGGCTGCTACGGCAGCTCTGGGTTTTTTCCCTCAACTACAACAACTCTGCTGCTAACTGTGGCAGAGTCTACGCTATAAATGAAGTGAATTTTTAGACTGACTTGTTGGCAATCTACAGATTGTCAGTGAGTTATACGCGGCCAGATAGTCTGAAAAGGGGCTATCACAAATCCACTGAGAAGGGCTATTTTCCAACCCTTCATCCTATAACTCAGGTGGCAAGCCAGTCATTTTCACTTCAAAAGAGCGCCTACATTCAATGTAGGCAAACAATCAAGGTGAGAATCCTTGAAAGTTTTTGAAGGTTTTTGCATGGCTTATATCTGTACTTGATACAGTATTAGTGCTTATATAAAACTTGTCGCGAGAGGTAGGCGTGATAACCTTATTCACTTCAAAAAATAGCCAGAGTGACGTACTGGCTAAACCTAAATCCTCTAAAATCGTTGAGGTGATTGTATGACAAACGAACTAGTACCAGCCATCACTCAGGAAGAGATAGAAGTGAATGAATGGTGGTTGTCACCGTTTTGGGCTCCAGGGTTCAACCCTGCAAATCAAAACAAAACGCATGAAGAAAAGTGCGCCTTGTTAGATGAAAAGATAGGACCCGTAATAGATAAGGTAGTCCGCTTTTCGCTGTACGGCGAAGAGTTTGACGCCATAATAAAAGGAGTATACGGGTCTTATTTGGTTCTAGACAGAATCAAAGAGATTCCATATTTTCACGAACTGTAGTCACATGGCAAGGTAGTGCAAGATGCACAAGCCTAACGAAAGGTTGCGAAAGAGAGACCCTCTATTAGCTGTGGTAAAAGTCCACGCCTTGCCAGTGATTAATCCTACCTAAACTTGGTAGGCTACATACTGATTACAGTAGGTATGTAGTAAGTACTGTAGGAACATATAGTGATACACTATGTTGCCGTCAATGTATCAGTATTTTTGCTCTAACAGTAATGGAATGTTAGTGTGAGTTCGAGTCTTACTGGAGCAACAAACCTTTGCGTTTTAGTTACACGACAACAGTATACTACCACTTAGTAGAAAGGTAGAGGTGGTTAACCACTGAGGGTATAGTCCATAAAACCTGATGAGGACATGTTGTGTAGCTAAACGCAGAGGGTATAAAAAACCTTTGCAGTTTAGTTGTGATGTTATGCAGCGAGACCTTGGAGATGTTTCTCCCGTCTATGACCTGTGAAAATCCCAATGTGGTATAAGTAGTATAAAAGATACTATATCACAGCTAAACGCAAAGGATATACACAAACCTTTGTACAAACCTGGCTTGTCAAACAGTTGTACTACGATACAGTACATAACAGTAAGAATAGTAAATTCTATTGAAGTCTGTTACAACTGAGTGCAAAGGGGTATTTGTTCACTTCTTAAAAAAACAAAATCGCATGAAAGAAAAAGAAATAGATTTTGCCTTATGGGCATTCGTGTCCATAATGGCTCTTATTATTGGCGTGAAAGCTGCAAATTGCGGCGAGTACGCTATAGCATTTATGTTTTGTTTTATCGCTGTTGTGTCCGCATCTTGCATGTGGATATGCAGAGATATATACAAGTGATTTTGAGAATACATACCTAAAGAAAACTGGTAGGTATGTTAAAATGTGTATGCTACGCGCTTGAGTTTACCTCATCTGCTGTAGTTCCCAGACAAGTACACATCTGAAAAGGCTGCTTCGCACTCCAGCAACGATGGAAGTTAACGTTGCAATAACAAGAGAAAACTTCCTGCACCTATGCGATGGTGCAAGCAATTGAAATCAATAGGCTAGTTGCTACCTACCCTAACATGATGAATCTGATTGCTACAAAACTTCTTCAACGGTGGTGTAAAACGTTGAAAGGAGAATCAAGAGAGAGACACCTGCTTACTGATTAGTGGAAGGTATATGCTAAGTGCATTTTACCGAGGTAACTATCTAAGTATCTACAGAATCTTTAGTCAACCTGCTGCTTCCAATGCACCTAATCACTGACGAAAAGAGAACCTTGTAGTTTTTGTTTGTATTATATCACTTCAAAATAAAAAGACAATGAATTGGAAACAAACAATCACGGAAGAAGAAAAACTTAATCTTCCATTTAGCTTAGAAAATTTTTGGTGGGCGCCATACGAAGACTTGAATGGCTCAGGTATAAAGTTCTCTTCGGAAGAAGAAACAGACCACGATGTATTAGTTTTTGTAGAAACACGAAGCGAAGACAACAGGTATATGAAAGGAGGCTCATTCTCTGATTTTGGGAATGTTTACGGCATGAACGTAAACAAGTTTCAAGAGCTTTTTTCTATGAACCCGGAAGACGCTGGCTTTGAGCCAATCTAACAACGTAGACCTGAATTAACAGGTGCAAGGGCAGTAGGTACTGTCCATATCTATTCACTTTTAAAAACAATCTAATGGTAAATGAATGGGGGATTGAATGTCCTGTGAATTGGGACAACGTAAGGCCAGAACACAACTGGGTTGCAGTTAATGCTGATGGCAAAGTATGGTCTTATAACAAAAGACCAATTTTGCATGAAAACATGTGGAAAGCATCTGATTTTGGTGCATCACACATTAGCACAACAGAATACTCAACACTCAGTGAATGGATGTTTATTTGGGAAAGGCCAAGAGTAAAGTACTTGGCTGTAGTAAAAACAGAATACGAAATTAACTGCTACGAAACTACAGTCATTGAATTATACGAAAAGCCAACAACTGAGCAGTTTGAAAAACTAAAAAACATTATGATACAAGATTATTTTCTTCTTGTTCATGGTGAATTGGCTGACAAACTAAAAGTTAGTCACATGAAATACCGAATCTGGAAGAGTATTGACATTAAAATATACGAATTGTTGTAAAATCTATTCACTTTTAAAAAAACAATATTATGCTAGAAGAAATTCTAGAAGAAATCTTCAAAAACATGGTCTTTGTCAAAGGTGGTACATTGATGATGGGCCGCACTCCAGAACAAGGAATCAATGTTTTCCCAGGAGAACGTGATTACGATGATTTTGTAGCCTGGGATAGTTATACAAAGCATATACACCAAGTAACGGTATCGGATTTCTATATTAGTAAGTATCCGGTTACGCAGAAACAGTGGCGAGAGGTGATGAAACACAAAGCGCAGTATGTAAGAACCTGCGACAATTGCCCAGTACAATATGCAACCTATTATAAGATTGAAAAGTTTCTGGCTAAGATAAACAGAAAAACGGGTCTGAAATATCGCTTACCTACAGAGGCAGAATGGGAGTTTGCAGCACGAGGTGGTTTGAAAACCAAAGGATACAGGTACGCAGGCAGTAATAACTTGTATGAAGTTGCTTGGTATAAAGGTAATTCTGGGAACAAAATACACCCAGTGGGACAAAAGAAGCCTAATGAGTTAGGGCTTTACGACATGACTGGAAATGTTGATGAGTGGTGCGAGGACATAATAGATTATTCCAAATATAAAGGAATTCCTATCCGGGCATACCGTGGTGGTGACTATTGTAGCCCTATCATAAACTGCCGCATTGTGTCTCGCTTTATTTGCGGGTCTTCAAATGGCAATGGATTTCGTTTGGTATTATAATTTATTCACTTTTAAAAACAAATACAATGTTTGCATTGATTATCAAAGATGAAAATAACAACACAGTGCTTGAACACGTCTCTGTATACGAAGATGACGAGATTCATGTACCAAATGCAAACACGCTCAGCATGCCTTCTGAATGGAGGAAAGCTTGGCACCTCATTGAATGGGTCAAAGAAAACAGACCAGACTGGAAAATTTACACGCAGACCTTTGAAATTGCTGTTTCTTCAAATAGCAATTCAATTGAATTTGCGTAAGATTTCTTAGTAACTCCAAAACTTCTTCTTCGAAAAGGATAGGGCAGCACAACTTCAGTGCTGGAAATATTCAACAAGCTGTTAGGAATTACTTTTCACTTTGTAAACAACATGAATATGATAACTAAACAATCAACTACAGAATTAAACTCACTTCTCAAGTCTTACGAAAAGGCGATGAAATTTAAAACTATTGACCTTGTTCTTAATGAAAAGGGAAACGAGTTTTATCTCTATGATGGTATATTGAAAGGAATTTCGTTTCTTGAGAAAAACCCTGATGGTAAGTATGTTAGACAAGTTGTATGGATTGGCTATCCTATAACTGTAGAAGAGATTCTTGCATACGCTGATGTGTTTGCAAGGATTCCGCATACTATCAAAGTCAAGTTAAATCCGGCATAAGCATGGAATTGATACACATTGAGGGCAACGAAAAAACCAAGTCATTCTACTTGGGCAAATACCTTGTCACCCAGCAAGAGTGGCTTGCAATTGCAGGTACTTCTGATTGGGATTTTAAAGGTCCTCGCTTTCCGATAACTGATGTTAGCGTTGCAGAAATATTAGGTTTTTGCAATCTGCTATCTCAGTCTGAAGGTTTGACACCTTGTTACTATGCAGACGACAAGTTCACAAAAGTATACGGTAAAAAAGGTAAAGACCAATCTTATCCTGATGAAGTATACTGGGACAAAGCTGCTAACGGATACCGACTGCCTACTGAAGATGAATGGGAATACGCATTAGAAGGAGGTAAAGAAAGAACATTTAAATACCGTGAAATGGACATTGATGATGTTGCATGGTATGCTGAAAATAGCAATTCAGAAATTAAGCCAGTAGGTCAAAAGCTACCTAATGAATTAGGGCTTTACGATATGATAGGTAATGTACTAGAGTATAGCGTGATTTGGTCAAAGAAAAACATTGTAGAACACTTACGAATACAAAGTTCTCCGTTTGAATTGCTAAGCAAACGTTATATGAAACATTCATATAATACACGTATTGAGCCGTATTTACATTTTGGTCACTTTACTGTTGGTTTCAGGGTAGCTAAAAACGCAGAGTAATGGCGAGAAAGCTAATCATACCTACTGAATTATATGATGTATATCTTCACGAAGGTCAAACTCGTTTTCAAGGCTGTCAGTGTACAAAAGACTGTATTTGTCACGAAGATTTTAAACCAAGTGAATATAAATACTACACAGTGCATAGGAAAATTGGTAGGCATAAGACTACCAGGCATGAGACAATGGAAGAAGTGGAAAAAAGGATTCAGTTACTTGAGCAATTGGCAAAGGAGAAGATTAACAAAAGTGCATGATAGCAGCCAGGCAGTCTCAAAAACCTTTTATAAGTACAGCGCGTACTAAAGGTTATTCAACAAGTTGTTGGAGACTGCCTGCCTATAAAATTGAATGTTCAAAATTTAATATTAAGAAAAAAAATGAGGACACAGGAACAAAACGATAAAATCAACAAACTAATATCAGGATTACCTGATGACCTTCTGAGAAAAGTGTTTCACGAGATGTTCATGTTCAACACTTTTAAAGAAAAAAGTGAAGACATGCCTTGTGAAAATACTGAAGTACTTTTGGAAGTAATGGCAACAATAATGCAAGCAGATTTTATTAAGAAATCAAACAACATCAAAAAAGAAGATGAAGAAATGTTTGATATTATTTACGCTTTGACATTATTTGAATTTACTTACAAAAAGGTTACTATGGAATT